CGTCGAAATGGGGCATCGGCTCCCGCCGTCTGATCACGGCGCTGCGCGCTCACTCGGTATCACGTTTGTCAACGATCGCGGCGAAGATTGCGATGTCGGCGACGAACTCCTCGAGATTGCCGACCAAATCGGCATGTTGTCGCTTCCGACCATCACTCGTTTTCCCTAAAAAGGTTCCCCATGTCTCGATCTCTCTGGTTGTCCGTGTGTCTCGTCGGCTTGTTCAGCTTTCAGGCTCAGGCGCAAGTATTGAATCTGCACGGCCATCCGCAGAAGGCAGTGTATGCTTCGCCGTCAGAATGGCCGACCGAGGAGGTGCAGTGCTGGTGGCCCGAAGCGACGGCGCTGCCCGAAGAACATGGCCATTTCTCGCTGACGAGTCCGCGGTATGCGGAATTAACGGGCCCGGTGGTGGTCAGCTTCGTGCTCAAACTGCATAATCTGCCAGGCGTGGCCGATGTGCGGAGCGAAGGGGTGCGCGATCTCATCTGGGATGCGCCTCCGACCCTCAGGGGCGGCGATGGGCTCTTTCAATGGACTGGCCACATGACGTTCGACCCGACGCTCCCGACGCGGTGGCATACGTTGCACGGCTGGTGGGCGCCCTTGATCGACGTGGCGATGTATTTCGACAGCGGCGATAGCGTCTCGGTGCGGCTCATTCCGACCTTTTATGCGCTCTTGGATGCGACGGCGCCAGAATCGAGCGTGATTGGGAATCCGCTGACCAGTGCGAATTGTCATCCGGCCTCGGCGCGACATCCCGAGGTCATCTGGGGCGACAACTTCGTGCAGACGACAGATTTCCTACCTGTCTCCCCCATCGCGGCCCCGTATTCGCTGTGGATGGCCACCGCCGGTTATGGGGCCCAAGGGCTGCCGCCAGCGGTCTTTCAGCAGCGCGTCGATCTCGATGTGCACAACGGGATTCCTGGCACGATCCTGAAATCCGTCACGCAAGATGGCGACATCAATACGAGTGTGACGTTTGATCCGGCCACGCTTGGAAGCGGATCACATAAAGCGGCGATCTTCCGCACGCAGGCGTCACTGGATGGCACAGAGGAAATCAATACGCTGCTCGTCTTCGATGCGGTGGTAGGGGCTGGCGTGCCGCCGCCGACGACCTGCACCGACCCACTGGCGCTCAATAACGGCGGCCCGTTGCCGTGCGTGTATCCCACGGTGCCTCCGCCGCCCATCTGGACGGTCGGGACGGTGTTCTCGACGCCGACGCCGACGGGGCTGCATTTCGAGCTCTGCGCGGCCCTGAATCCGAACGATACTAATGCCTGCCATGCGGTGCCGTAGGCCATGAATAACTCAACGGCGGGCTATGTCGTCTTTGCGGCGGCAGTCGGCATGATGTTCGGCCTGCTCTCAGTTGATGTGAGCCGTCTGCATTCCTGGGCCGAGATCAGCACGCCTGGGTTCGTCGCGTCGATCCTCGGGCATCTGGGCGTGGTGCTGACGGCCTTTGTGGGTGGGAAGCTGGTGCCGGAAAATAGGCAAGGGAAGGCGACGCGCTCAACGGATACCGACCGCACCGATAGCGGTCCCAAACCAGACGGGAAGGCCGCATGAAATTCCTCACGAAGCTTGGACAGATCATTCTCAAAGGCGTCGAAATCTACACCGGCTTCGCGCCCATCGCCCAGATGGCGTTTCCCGGCCAATCGCAAACGCTCCAGGTCATCAGTAAGGATCTAAGTGAGATTGCGTCGATTATCGTGACGATTGAAGGCGCCGGCCAAGCCCTCTCGCTCACCGGGACGCAAAAACTCACGGCCGCCACGCCTTTGGTGGCGCAGGCCATTCTGCAGTCGTCTATTCTTGTGAACCACACGATTGCGAACCCCGCACTGTTTCAATCAGGGGCGCAGAAGATCGCGGACGGGATGGCGGACGTGCTGAACTCGCTGAAGGATAATATCGACACGACGAACAAGACGTAGGGCACGGGACGTGCAAGAGGCTGAGCCATGGGTATTGTTGAATTTTTCGTCTTAGCCGTTGTCGTCGTGTTGCTCGGCTGGCTCGCCATATTCGCGATGGGTCAGCTGGCGCCAGGCCATCCCGCGACGATCGACAAAATCATCTGGTTTGTCGTGGTGATTGTGATTCTGATCACGTTGCTCAATGCGATGGGACTCTTGGGCTATGATCCGCGCATTCCGAGACTGCGATGATTCTCGAGCACGACGCCGGGCATTTCCGCCTCGAAATCACCTCGATTGAGGAGTTCGCCCATTTCGTGGCGATCGTGCGCTGTGAAGAGCTCGACGCCGAATCTCTCAAAGGTCTCACAGAACGACTGAACCGAAAAAGCGCGGCCCTGAAAGCCGCCGAACAAGGAGCCACAGATGGCAAATCCCACACTTGATAACCTCGCGGCGGCGGTCACGAAAATCGAAGGGGTGGCCGATAGCGCCATTGCCCTGATCAACGGCATTGCGGCCAGAATCCAGGCCGCGGTGGATGCGGCCATTGCCGGAGGCGCCTCTGCGGCTGACCTGGCGCCGGTGCAGGCCGAAGTGGACGGGCTGAACGCGAAGGCTGACGCCTTGAGCGCAGCGGTTGCGGCGAATCCGTAGGGACTGTCGCGCGACGGGTGGTCGTGGCGGAAGAACGTGGGTGTCCCCCCGCGTGCTGTGGCCGACTCGCCATCTGTCGCGCGCCGGATTGACAGACGATGTAGACTGATCGGGCACGCTAGGTAGTGCCTAGCATCGTGAATACTGATAAAGGGCCGTCTTCGGACGGCCCACGATTTATACCTGCCGAGTAAGCCCTAATAAACTCGGCATCACAAAAAGGTGGTAGGGTCTAAACGAAAAAGGGCCACCGGCATGACTCGGTGACCCCTTGAGACGAGTGCTTTACGTGTTCCCGCACGCAAAGCGGAGACGCAATACTCCGCATTGTAGCCAACCACGTAAGACATTTCAACCCGCAAAGTCATCACACGGGCGGATTCGCACGCTGAGCTGCGCCCTTTCGTTCACGGCGGATGACAGACTCGCCGGACCCTGCACGGAGCAGACCTGCAAGCGGGCAATGAGGCCGACTCTCAACCCGCGCCCATGTGACCTCGGGGACGTTCCCTGACGAGTGGGCCTGCTTACTGACTGGAACACTACGACGCGAGGCGGAGCGTCCGCAGCACTCTCACGTCAGCTCACGCAGTCAGACGGTCAGCGACACGAAAGGATTTCCCTACAGAGTCACGGGATAGAGTCGGTCCCTTGACATAAGAAAGCGGTTTCGTGTAGAGTCTCCAGCATGATGTTCAACGCACTTCGCTCGGCGACGGCCTACAGACCGCTGATAGTCGAGAAGAACCGCCTGACCGGGCGGCGGGAAGGTGCCCGGTGACTTACGCTGCCTTCCTCGAGAGCAAGCGCCGTGTCATTGTCGGCAGCGGCCTCACGCCTGTCGCACCGTTCCCGTCGAGTCTCTATGACTGGCAGTCAGCCATCGTGAAATGGGCGCTGCGGAAGGGCAAGGGCGCATTGTTCTGCGATTGCGGCCTCGGGAAGACGCCGATGCAGTTGACGTGGGCCGATGCGCTCTGGCAGGCGCTGAAGGTCCGAACATTGATTCTGGCGCCGCTCGCGGTGGCGGAACAGACCGTGCGCGAAGGCGCGAAGTTCGGCATCCCGGTGCTCTACGCCATCGACCACGCGCATATCTCCGATGCGCCGATTGTCATTACGAACTACGAACGGCTCGATAAGTTCGACGTGTCGGCGTTCGGCGCCGTCGTGCTGGACGAATCGAGCATCCTGAAAGCGTTTGACGGCAAGACGCGCACGAAGCTCATTGAAACGTTCAAGGATACGCCCTTGCGTCTCTGCTGCACGGCGACGCCGGCACCGAATGACATCGCGGAGCTCGCCAATCACGCGGAGTTCCTCGGGCTGATGACGCGGTCGGAGTTCCTCGCGACGTGGTTTGTCCACGACGACATGGGTTGGCGGATGAAGAAGCATGCGGTGCAGCCGTTCTATCGGTGGCTGGCCTCATGGGCGATTGCGATTCGCCGGCCATCTGATCTTGGGTATTCGGACGAAGGATTTATTCTGCCGGAATTGCGGATTCATGATCGGCTGGTGCCGAGTGAAGGCACGCCGGGCAGTCTCTTTCCTGAACTGTCGATCAAGGGCATTCACGGTCGTCTGTCGGCGCGGCGTGGGTCGCTCGAAGCGCGGGTGGATGCCGTCTGCAATCTGGTGCATGAGCGCGGGGTGCCGTGGCTCATCTGGTGCGGGCTGAACGAGGAAAGCACGGCGATTACCGCGGAAATGCCTGGGGCGGTCGAAGTGACCGGCGCCGATAGTTATGCCGAAAAGGTCGGCGCTGTGGTCAACTTCTGCGACCGGAAGATCAATAAGCTCGTGAGCAAGGTGCGCATCCTCGGCTATGGCCTGAACTTTCAGCATTGTTCGCATATGGCGTTCGTCGGCCTCGGCGATAGTTATGAGCAGTATTACCAAGCGATTCGACGCTGCTGGCGTTTCGGCCAGAAAAAGCCGGTCGATGTCTACGTGGTGACAAGCGAAGCCGAACAGATCGTGGTGGAGAATGTGCGGCGGAAGGAAGCGACCGCTGATACCTTGAGCCGTGAACTCGTCGCGCACATGCGCGATTTTGAACGAGAGGAAGTGTCCGCATGACCGGCGACGTGTATACCGGCGATGGCTGGCAGTTGACGAATCAGGATTGCGTGGAAGGGCTCATGGGTCTGCCGGCAGACTCCGTCGATCTGTCGGTCTATTCGCCGCCGTTCATGTCGTTGTATACCTACACCGCGAGCGAGCGTGACCTCGGGAATTGTGCCAGCGACGTGGAGTTTTTCCAGCACTATCAGTTCGTGATTCAGGAACTATTGCGCGTAACGAAGCCGGGGCGCAATACCTGCGTCCATGTGGCCGAAGTGACCAGCACGTTTGCGACACACGGCGTCATTGGCCTGATTGACTTTCCTGGCATGGTCATCATGGCGTATCAGGCGGCCGGCTGGACCTATCATGGCCGTGTGACCATCGACAAAGACCCGCAGGCGCAGGCGATTCGCACCCACTCGAAAGGGCTGCTGTTCGTCCAGATGCGGAAGGATTCGACGTGGAGTCGGCCGGCGCTGGCCGATACGATTCTCATCTTCCGCAAGCCAGGTGAGAATCTGGTGCCGGTCACGCACGAAACACCTGAATCGTCGCTGTCGAATGACGAGTGGATCGAATGGGCGCGACCGATCTGGTATGGCATTCGAGAATCGGACACGCTGAACGTCGCAGAGGCGCGCGACAACAACGACGAACGGCACATTTGCCCGCTGCAGCTTGAGACCATCGAGCGATGTATTCGGCTCTGGAGCAATCCAGGCGAGACGGTGCTCAGTCCGTTTGCTGGCATCGGGAGCGAAGGGTATGAGGCCATACGGCTCGGTCGGAAGTTTGTCGGGTTTGAGCTCAAGCCGCAGTATGCGCTTGTGGCCGCAAGGAATCTGAGGGTGTCGGAAACGAATCGGTTACAGGGGTCACTGTTTCAGGAGGCAGTATGACGATCACGATTGAAGGCGTGCCGTGGCATTTTCGATCTGAGGATGCAATGTTGCGTGTGCTCGCCTGGTTTGCACAGAGGTCAGCATGACACGCACCGAAGAAGACCTCGTCGTCTCTCTCGAGAACCGCGTGCGCGCGAGAGATGATGTGATTGAGGCGCAATATGCCGTGATTGAACAGCTCACGCTGGCGAATGAGTATCTGACGCGGGCCGTTGAGCTGTTGTCGCTGCCGCGGGTGACGGATGCCGATTATGCGTTCGTGGTGAGCGGGCTGCGAGAGCTGGCGCCGCAGAAGATCGAGAGGATGCATTGACATTCAAGGATGGAGGCAATGCCTTTCCTCTTGATGCGCGTCCATTCGTGAAGGATGGCGTGACTGTTTCCTATGATCTTGAAACAGGCATGTCATTGCGCGATTACTTCGCTGCGCAGGTGCTGGCAGGTTCTATTGCTGAATCAGGCTTGGATATTCACGTCGACGTGGCCGCGCGCCTCTGTTACGAAATGGCCGATGCCATGTTGAAGGAGCGTGCGAAATGATGCATCTCCTCGCCCTTGTCGCTTCCGTCTTCGGCTCCGTCGTCACGCTCTGGCTGGCGTGGTCGCTGCTGCGGGATGCGAAGCGGCAGCAGACGCCGCGGTATACGGCACATACGTGGATCGTGGATGAGCGGCGAGACGCGAAGGATTCGATGTCCGCGATTCGCGCGGCGCATATCAGGAATCAAAGTCGATGAAGAATGTGCATGCGGTCGCACTCGGGAAACGTGGCGGGCAAGTCGGCGGAAGGTCCACCAGCGAGGCGAAGGTTCGCACAGCTCGAGCGAACCTAGCGAAGGCACGGAAAATAAAGTTGGCCCTGTTAAAGAAAGGCGCTTGACACGATACCGCTTTCGTGAGACTCTTATCCGCAGAGAGGGAGGGCACACCATGAGCCGCTTCGACGGACCGACCGAACCCGACTTCGACCGCTACGCACCGAAACCCCACGACCCGCAGGACGACCTCGACGTGCCGGACTTCGACCAGCCCGATATTGATGGTGGCGAATCATGGACTGACGTGGCCTACAAGCACATGGCTCAGTATCAAAAGTCGCTTCACGATCCTTCATTCACTATCAGTATCGACCCAGCCGAACACGCGATGCACGCGCTCATTGATGCGCTGACCACATTGGAGCAGCAGATTGTGTTGGCGCCGTCGTTGGAGCGCCTGAACGCGCTGCGGCAGCTGACGAAGCGAGCCGAACAGCACGCGACGCTCGTGAACAACAAGTGCGCCGATGCGATTGATCGGGCGATGGAGAGGATCCGCTAAATGGAAGGATCTCCTCGCTGTGGCGCTCGATATCAAAGATGCGTATGTGAGCGGGAATTGCATCATGCAGGCGATCATCGAGGATATTTGTCGTCTATGGATGCTCCCACGTTCTGGATTAAGGGGCGCAATCGCTATTGCCAGATGTGCGACCGATGGGTCACGAAGAAAGAGTGTCCAGCCTGCGGAGCTGATACGGTTCCGGCTATCAAGGAGAAGAAATAGGTGGCGCTCTTTTCCGGCACGCGCCTCACCGACCGCAACGTGGAGGTATCCATTCATCGGCAGGTGCGGCGGATTGTGACGCGGTTCGTGCAGCACGAAATCGACGAGGCAGATGCGGTGCGGCAACTGACCGACCTGTTCGTGAAAGCCGTGAAAGCGATGACTCGGGCACATGACGCCCGCGAAGGAGTGACGAAATGAGTATTGTGGTATCAGCGGGAGAGTCCCGCACGTTTGCCCCAGCGCCTGCCGGTCTGCATCAAGCCTGCTGTGTCGACGTGGTCGATATGGGCCTCTTGGAAGTGACCTACAGCGGCAAGACGAAAAAGCAGTGGAAGATTCGCGTAGTCTGGCAGATTGACGAGTCAATGGACGATGGGCGCCCATTCATCGTGCAGAAGCGATATACGGCTTCCCTGAACGAGAAGGCCACGCTGCGCAAGGAGCTCGAGAGCTGGAGAGGCCGCCCGTTCACGCAGGAAGAGCTCGACGCCTTCGACCTGGATAAGCTCATCGGCGCCAATTGCCAGTTGAACATTCAGCATGTCACGAAGGAAGGCAAGCTCTACGCGAACGTCGTGAGCATCGTGCCGCTCGGAAAGAACATGCCGAAGATGGAGTCGAATGATTACGTCCGCGTGCAGGATCGGCCTGACTCTGAGCGCGAGCCAGAAAACCATGAACCACTGACCGCAGACGATATTCCCTTCTAGGTGCCATCATGGGATACCAAAACGAGCACGCGATGAAAACGATCTTCGATATCGAAACGGCGCCGTTGCCGGAGGCGGCCGAGTTCTTGGTTGAGCCGATCGAGGCGCCAGCCAATTACAAGGATCCCGCCAAGATCGAGGCGTTTATCGCCGCCGAGAAGCAGAAGCAACTCGAGCGATGCGGCCTCGACCTCGACCTCTGTCAGATTGTCGCGATTGGCTGGCAGCGGGAAGGCGCAGCGGTGACGGCCTTGACGCGTCAGGACTGCGACGAGGACGGGCTGATTGAGACGTTCTGGCAGGAAGCGACCGCCGGCGGCGACCTTCGGCATCTCATTGGCTTCAACTGCCTCGGATTCGACCTCCCGGTGCTTCTCCGGCGGTCGCAGTATCTCGGCCTGAATGCGCCGGCCTATCAGATTGACAAGTTCCGGCATCCGCAGATTACCGATCTGGCCCAAGTGCTGAGTTTCAATGGCGCCGTGCGGATGCGCTCGCTAGCCTTCTACGCGAAGCGGTTCGGGGTGGAGGTGTCTGACTCCATCACGGGGGCGAACGTGGCCCAGAAGGTCGCGGAGGGCGATTGGGGGGCCATTCGGACGCATGTGAGTGCGGACGTGGCGAAGACGGCGGCGCTGGCCGCGAAGTTGGGCTACTTTCATCTCGATGCGGTGGCAGCATGAGAACGCTCTGGGCCTATCTGCTCTGCTGGTGGCGCGGCGACTTTTCCCGAGAGTGGTGGCGGGACCGGGACCGCTGGGAGATGTCCCGCGGGGTGGAGCAGAGCGCCGTGGATTGGGATGCGATGAAACGGAGGGAGCCGTGAGCGATGGGTATTATGGGGCCGTCGTGTTCGCCAGTCACAAGCGATATCGCATTGGTGAATTATGTCCAGATCTGTTTCAATTCTCTGAAGGCGTGGTCGTGAATCAGCCGTGTCTGATCATGCGCGAAGCGACACGCGCCGAATTTATGGCTTCAGCCGATGAGCGCAAACGTCCATTAACGGCTGCGCTGCTAGAGGCTATTAAAGGCGCGTATTTCTGGGAAGTCTCAACGGATTAACCATGAGCCTCTTTGAATCCGCCCTGTTCCTGACCTTCACGCCTGCCGAGCGCGACATTCTCGAGCGGCCCGTGGACGGTCCCAGCGGTGGCCATCAGATCCTGTTGCGCGCGATTCTGGATGGCTATAGCCGGAAGACAGGCTTACTAGTGATTGAGCCGGCGCAGCTCAGGAAGGCGGAGAAGCTGGCCTACAACTACGGGTCTGGTGGCTACCAGGTGCGGTTCAGGACGTTGGTATCGGCCGCGAGACGACAAGGCTGGAGCGAGTGAAAATCCTTGATGTCTGCGGCGGGACGGGGGCATGGTCGAAACCCTATGCCGATGCGGGCTATCTGGTGAAGATCATCGATCGGCTGAATGGGCACGATGCACGATTGCTTGAGCGGGAATCGCACGTCTGGGGCATTCTCGCTGCTCCAGTCTGCACAGTCTTTAGTTATGCGCGCGGAATCGCTATCCGCCTTCGATGAACGAGCTGCGCGAAGCGTTGTCACTTGTCGATGCCTGTTTTCGCATCGCCTACGCCCATAGGAACGGGCTGAAATGGTGGGCGCTGGAGAATCCGATCAATAAACTTCGGCGCTATATTGGGCCTCCACGTCTGACGTTCAAGCAATGGGAATATGGTGATCCAGGCCATAAGCCGACAGGTATTTGGGGCGATTTCACAGAACCGATGAAACAGCCGAAGCCACGAACGAAACCGAGCACGTTTCGCACGAAGCAGCAGAACGCAAGTCCGCGCGACGCAGTGACGCCACCAGGATTTGCACGAGCGTTCTTTGAGGCCAATCCATGACGCTGGTGAGCGTGGCACGGCGGCAGGGGTGGACGGAATGACCTTTCCCACGAAGCAAGGCACTTGGGCGCCTTCGCAGGCGCAGATCGCCCGTTGGCGCACGCTCTATCGACGCGTGGAGCTCGAAGTCGAGTTCGATAAAGCGATCGCCTGGCTCGAGGCCAATCCGACCCGCCAAAAGACGCTCCGCGGCATGCCGAAGTTCTGCGTCAGTTGGCTCAATCGGGCCAGCGTCCAGTCGATGCCAGCGATGCCGAAACACTCCTATCGGCCTCGGGCGACACGGGACGCGACCTGTCCGCATGCGCCTGTTTGTCCCTTTCCGGGGAACTGGCAATGTCAGCAGCGCACGGTGCTTGAGGCGGCGCGCGTGAGGTATCGGTGATGGGTCGGTGCGCGACGTGTGGTAGTGAATCGAAGATTGCGTCGTCCTACTGGCTCAATGGTGTCGAGTTTGACGATAGCTATTGCGGTTGGTGTGGTGTCCAATGGGGTCACTTCGTCAAATTCGTCAAAGACGAATTAAAGGCCAAAACGCATGGACAAGTGGTCGTGACGCAAGGAAAACGCGTGAAATTCTCACTAAAACTCCATGTGAAGGCTGGCCATCGCTGATGGGCAAATATCAAGTGCATGCCGCCGACGTGAACGAAGCCGCGATCGTGCAATATCTCCGCGCACATGGAGCACAGGTGCAGAAAATCGGGGAGCCCGTGGATTTGCTCGTCACGAAATGCGGCCATACGGCCGTGGCAGAAGTAAAGGGGCCGAAAGGCAAGCTGCGACCCGTGCAGGAGGCATTCTTGGCGACGTGGCGCGGCATCTCAGCCGTGCTGCGCACCGAAGCTGATTGTGATGAGTTTCTCAAGAGGTTGAGCGTATGACGACGCCCTCTCAGGCCGGACCCGCCCCAGACCCGCAGGAGCGGATAACCGCGCTTCTCGATAAGCGAACATGGGTTCCGATGTCAGAACTTCGTGCAAGTCAGGCTGACCTCGCCGCCGTCCGCGCCCAACTGGAGGAGTGCATATTTGCTCCTGAAGACTGTGATAGATGGAGGCGGGAATTAATTGAGGCTCGAGCCGCCCTCACCGCGCTGCGGGCCGAACGAGACAATTACGCTGAGCTTCTGAAGGAATCCAAGCATCAGTTTGTCGTGATGCAGAAGCGAGCACTTGATGAGTTATCCGAGGCGCGGGCACGGCTGGCGCTCCACCCACAGGCACAGGAGAAGGTGTAATCTTAGCTTTTAGTAGCTTTTATGCCCTCTCCTGAAGCGTCACGCCGCAATATCGCCGGGGTCCGTAAACCCAAAGGCAGCAAGCATAAGTCCACGCTCGAGCGAGAAGATGCCGAACGCCGGTATCGCATCCATTGGCAGGAGAAGTTTAATGACCTGTGCGATGCCCAATACTCAACAGCCGTTGGCGTGAAACAGTTCGTCTATCGGGACCAGAAAACCGGCCAATACAAGGTGATTTCAGACCCTCTCGAGCTCGAAGCCCGCGTCAAGTTAGGCGAGGCTCTGGAGATTGTGACCAGGCTGGCGAGCCCGCAGGCGCAGGCAGACGTGCTCGACCGCATCCTCGGGAAGCCGAAGAACGCGCCGCAAGACCTGAACCTGAATGTGTCAGTCGATGTGGCGGATGTGTTGAAACAGCGGTTTCTGAAGCGAAAGCAGGGGAAATGAGCACTGAGAACGGCAAGCATATTCCCACGCGTGCCGAGTTCCTAGAAGGTGAACTCATTAGGCAAGTTGAATCCAAGTTGGACCCTGACGGGACAGAATGGACGCTTCTCCTGCTAGACAGCGGTCGTCAGGTGCTCATCCGTGAGGATTGCGGATGGGTCATGGTTGATGCTGAAGTGCATTAGATGCCTGACATCGCCCGCCTGAGTCCAGCTAACGAACTCGCCCTCGCCGAATGGGCGCGAGACTGCGCCGATGACCCGTTGCGCTTCGTGCTCGAAGGTTGGCCCTGGGGCGAGCCAGGACCGCTCCAGAACTATCCAGAGCCCGATACATGGCAGCTAGCCTTCCTCGAGGAACTCGGCCGCCAGGTGCGCGCTAATGCGTTCGACGGGCAGCATGCCGTCCGGCCTATTCGCATGGCCGTCTCGAGTGGGCACGGTATCGGGAAGTCCGTCATGGCCGCGATGCTGGCCACGTGGATTATGTCGACGCGGCCGCACTGTCAAGGGACCATTACCGCGAATACCTTTACGCAGCTTGAGCGCAAGACGTGGGCGACCCTCCAGAAGTGGCTCCCGTGGTGCATCACGGCGCCGTGGTTCGAAATCACGGGAAATTTAATGTATCACCGGGACCATAAAGCGTCCTGGTTCTGTTCGCCACAGAGCTGCCGAGAAGAGAACTCGGAATCGTTCGCCGGGCAGCATGCCGCGGACTCGACCAGTTTCTATATCGACGACGAAGATTCTGCGGTGCCTGACAAGATCCACGAAGTGGAAGAAGGCGGTCTGACCGATGGCGAAGCGATGCAGTTCCTCTTCGGCAATCCAACGCGCACGAATGGGAGTTTCCACTCGGCGTGCTTCGGGGCTCAGCGCAGCCGGTATACCGTTACAGTGGTTGATTCGCGCACCTCACGATTCACGAACAAAGCGCAGATTGAAGAGTGGCTTGAGGACTATGGCGAAGACTCAGATTTCTTCCGGGTGCGGGTTAGAGGTTTGCCCCCGAACGCCGCGGAGTTGCAATACATTGACGCGGAGCGTGTTCGTGCAGCTCAGACTCGAAGCGTGGTCGAATTATTGGATACTCCCTTGGTTGCCGGCTGTGATTTGGCGTGGGGAGGCGCCGACGATAACGTCATTCGGTTTCGCCGCGGCATGGATGCTCGCTCAATACCTCCCATCAGAATCAAGGGAGAATTTACACGTGACCCTTCGGTCCTCACCGCCAAACTGGCTCAGGTTCTGACCTCGTCCTATAGCGGCCGCAAGGTCACAATGCTGTTCCTGGACAGTGCCGGTATCGCCGGGCCCATCGCGGAACGCCTCCGGCAGCAAGGGCACCGAAACCTGCAGGAAGTGAACTTCGGCGCCGACTCGCCGGACCCGAAATACCGCTATATGCGGGACTTCATGTGGGGCGAGATGAAGCAGTGGCTGCTGACTGGAGCCATTGAGAAGTCGCAAGATCTCGAAGTCGACCTGACCTCGCCAGGCACGCGGCCGAATGCGCGGCAGTTGGTCTGGCTGGAGTCGAAGCAGGACATGAAGAAGCGCGGGGTGGATTCGCCGGATGATGGGGATGCGCTGGCGCTGACGTTTGCCTCGCCGGTGTCAACGGGGAATGAGTTGCCAGACTTCGGCCGCATGCCGGAGATGCACTGGTCGGCGCTGTGATCGAGGGGAGCCGCACTCCGCAGTGGCTGATTGACAGAACGCGTCAAATCCTTGACAATCGCAGCGCCATGTTCAGCCCGAAGGAACGGCGCCGCATTGAGGACAAAGCCATTGAGCAGGCCGTGCGCGAAGCCGAGACGTGGGGCGTCGAACTCGAGCCGCTGTTGCCGGTGGCCGATACGCGCTGGCCGTTCGCGCTGTCGGACGAGGATCGCGTGTTCCTGAAGATTCAGCGCATTGATCCGGCATGACTCGACGCGACTGGCTCCGATTGCTTCTCGCTGCGCCTGTCGCAGCCACGATAGATTTCGAGAAACTCTTGTGGCAGCCACGACCCTTGATTGTGGTGCCTGCGCGTTACGGTCTGTTTAATCCAAAGGCTGACATCGCTCGCATGTATGCGGAAGGCACTGGAATCTCAATGCGATTGGTCCAAAACTGGAATGCTGACGCTGACCAGTTCGTGAATCGCTTCGATGTTGAAATGCTCTTACCATCATTGATGATGCGGGTGTCGGGATGATTGACCTCCACTTGACGCCCTATTTCACCTTCAAGGGCGATCTCGTCTTTGGCGATGCCGATGGCGACCAGATGCCGCTCGTGCGCATCTCGTTCTATCAGAACTGCGCCACCCTGACGCCGAAAGGCAAAATCGAACTATTCAAGCAGCTCGCGGAACACCTCGCGATGGAACAGCCGCATCTGATCACCGAGTCGTAATGGTGACCTGTTATCGTTGCAAGCAACTGATTACGGATCGTGTCGCACTCAACGGTAAGCAGCCGCCGTATCATGTGAAGTGCATTCCGCCGAATCAGTTTCATACGATGCACAAGAATTGGTGGGTCGCTCCCATCCAATCGGACCCAAGGGGGCAGCGACGGTCCCTCGCGACAGCGAGCACTCTAGCTGCCCTTCCGATTGATACCGATGGATGGAGTGCTCAGAGCAAGACCCCACGCCCAACGTCTGATATGACGCCGTTTCAATTCACGGCGCTCGCGTTAGCTTATGCGCGCGACATGAACCGCTGATGGCGCCTCCCGTCGACCTCGAAGAAGACACCGGCCGCAAGACGCGTAAGTTCGTGCCTGATGCCGACTCTCGCAAGCCAGACGACGTGGCCGACCTCAAGAAGCGCCATGCGAAAGCCCTCGACTATTTCAAAGCCTCAGCGACCTACTTTGCCAAGCAGCGCGAACGCGAGATGCAAGACCTCAAGTTCGTCGAGTGGGACGAGCAGTTTGATCCGACCGTGAAGACGCAGCGAGCCGGCAACCAAGCGGTCAACGGCCTGCCTCCGACCCCTCCGAAGCCTACGATTGTCATCAATCAACTCATCGGCCCAGGCGACCAGCTCGCCAATACTCGGCGGAATGCACGGCTGTCGCTGACGTTCGCGCCGAAGGGTGGCGGGTCGACGCAGGATGTCGCGGAAGTGTTCGAGGACATCGTTCGAGCCGCGCAAGAGGAAAGCCGGGCCAATATCGCGCGAAATTGGGCGGCCGACCGGGCGGAGAAGGCCGGCATGGGATGGTATCGGATTGATACCGAATATGCCGATGAGGATCCAAACGATGAGGCGTCATTCCGTGACCAGAACCTCTGCTGGCGCCGGATTCTGAATCAGGCGAGCGTCTATCCGGACCAGACCTGCCAAGAGCCAGACTTCAGCGATGGGCGCCGGCTGTATGTCACCGAAGACATTCCGCTGGACCGCTACAAGTCCGAATATCCCGATTCAGACCTGACCGATTACGATGCCGGCGAGCTCACAGCCGTAGGCGATGCGCAGCCAAACTGGGTCTTTCCGACCGATGACAACGGAGAGTCCGGCAAGACCATCCGGATTGCCGAGTATTGGGAAGTGACGGAGCGGACGCGCTACAAGGTGCTGCGCAGCGATAACACGGTCGGCTTCGAGGGTGACGAACTCCCCACAGGCGTCACCGTGCAGAAGGGCATGCGTCGACCGCACGTCGACCGCGTGATCATGTGGTCGAAGATCAACGCCGTCGAATATCTCGAGCCGCCGGTCGAGTGGAACGGGAAGTTTATTCCCATCGTGCCGACTATCGGCAAAGAATCGAATGTGAACGGCGAGCGACGGTGGCAAGGCTATGTCAGGCCAGCGAAAGATGCCGCCACGAGTTACAACGTGATGCGCTCGGCGCAAGTGTCGGCTATTGCGTTGGCCACAAAAGCTCCATACATCGGATTTATGGAGACGATTGAGCCGTATCTGGAATGGTGGAAGCAGTCAGCGGTGCGCGATTTCTTCATTCTGCCCGTTAAGGCAGCGTATGACCGGGCTGGGCAGTTGCTACCATTGCCGCAGCGCACCGTGCAAGAACCGGCGATTCAGGCCATGACCGTCGCGGCACAGTCTGCCAAAGACGATGTGCATACGGTATCAGGTATTCCTCCGGTAGCCCTCGGACAGTTGGACCCACATGACCGTTCAGGCAAAGCGATCCAAGCATTACAAGGGCAAGCCGAAGTCGGATCCAGCGGCTACATGGACAATTTTGTTAATATCACGCTCCACTACGACGGCAAGGTCGTGCGTGACCTGATTCCACGCATCTTCGATCGACCGGGCCGCCTCGTTCCTGCGCTCGGCCTCGATGAGAAGCGCCGGATGGTGATGCTGAACTATCCCTACGTCGAAGGGCCAGATGGTCAGCCGATGAAAGCCCTGCCGAATTGGGAAAAGGGGCAGCCGGTGCCCAAGCAGTTGCCGGGACCGCCGGGACCAGACGGCAAGCCGCAGATGCTGGACGTGATGTATATCGATCTGTCGCAAGGTTCGTTCAGCACGACGCCAACGGTCGGCAAGTCATTCGCCACGAAGCGCGAAGCGGTGAACGATGCGATTCAGAACATCATGAAAGTCGTGCCACCGGAGATGGCCGCGGCGCTGGCGCCGGCGTTCATCGAGTCGCTCGATACGCCGGATGCGCTGAAACTGGCCGATATTGCGAAGAAGTCGCTGCCGCCGCAGTTAGCCGGGGCGTATGACGATGGGCAAGGGCCGAATCCTGAAGTGATGCAGCTCCAGCAGCAGGTGCAGCAGTTGCAGCAGCAGCTTCAGAGCCAGACGGCGGCGAAACAGGCCGAAGCGCAGGCGAAGGGCCAGATCGACCTGCAGAAGACGCAGTTTCAGGAGCAGGCTGAGACACAACGTAGCCAGCAGGCCAACCAGGTCGCGCTCGAGAAAGCCAACATTGCGGCGGCGGCCACGATGTCAGCCTCACAAGCCAAGGTCGATGCGGAAAACTTCCGGTCGTATGTCGATGCGCTCGAGAGTAAACTGGCCAAACAGCTCGACCTGCACATGAACGCGATCGCGGACCATCTCGGGAAGATCCATGAAGCGGCGACTCAGGGCCGGGAACATGCGCAGGCGGCGAATCAGGCCGCGCTCGACCGGCAGCATGAACTGAACATGGCGCAGTTGGGTCATCAGCAGGCGCTCGAGCAGGGTCAGCAAGCGGCGGCACTCGCGCCACAGCCGACGGATAACGGTCAGGGAGCATAATGGCTGAAGTGGAGTTTGACGAGCGGTGGTTAGGTCGCCGCGTCATTTCGTTAGCTCATAGAATTGATCCCTCCGTTCCATTGGGCGATCCGGCGCGTCACTGTTATCGCGATGGCGATGTCATCGTGACCGATCGATATGACTTCAAACTGCCACCACTTGAACTGTTGCAACATTCGTCTCTTAAAGACGTGAATGAATACTTGATGACACGCGTAGTGTTGCCGGTGCTGCTGCCGTATGGCTACTGACGCCCATCGGGTCTACATGAGCGGCGAGCACGCACCCTTCCGCTGCGACCACTGCGAGTATTACGCCGCGGCGGACAGTTGCCGGCAACCGGACATTATCGCGCTGGCGAAAGATGGCGAGTTTGGCCTGTCGATGCGTGGTAAGTTCGCGAAAGTGGACCCGAACGGCTGCAGTGATTACTTTGAACCGACGACCTGGAGTGGACGATGATGCACTACGTGAGTCTCGCGGATATTGTGCTGGATTGCATTCAGGCTGCAGCCGCGGCAGCCGCGTTTGTGTTCGGCATGGCCGCGCTGTTTGGGTAACATGGAGCGCACGATTCCGAATGGTGCGGCGCTGATCATTGCACGCCTCTTTAGCGCGAAGGGCATCGATGCCGCGCGGCTGAAGAAGGCGAAAGGCATGGCGAGTCGGCACAAAGTCGATTGGCTGGATGTGGTGATTGCGATGACGCCGGAGCAACGGCAGCAAGTGGAGGCGCTCTCATGAGATGGACGCCTGACGATGGAGAGCGTGACTGGCATGCATGGTTTGCATGGTATCCAGTAGAATTACCACGAGCGGCTGGCTGGCGCACTGGCGGTGATCGTGTCTGGCTGCAATGGGTCGAGCGAAAAACGCACAATGTGCAAGGCTATTTGATTAATTCCTACCGATTGTCTGAGACAAGCGGGGTAACGCATGGCTAAGTTGACCGCGCACGCCCGCAAAGAGATTCCGACGAAGTCGTTTGCGCTGCCGGGACGTCGCTACCCGATTGAAGATCGCTCGCATGCCGCCAATGCGAAGGCGCGGGTGTCGCAGTTCGGCACGCCGGCTGAGAAAGCGGCCGTGAATGCGGCCGTGGCGCGAAAATATCCAGGGATGGGTAAGCCGTTGTCGAAGGTGGGACGGTGATGGAACGACGCTGCGATCTGCATGGGCCGGTCAGTGGCGAGCAGGCTGCGCTGATGGTGCTCGGGAAGTGGAAGCCTGAGCCAACTGGCTATCTCTGCGATGAGTGCAAAGCCATCGTCTCTCGTTCAGTGCAAGCACTGGCCGATGAAATAGACCGCCAAGCATTGGCGAAAGCGATAGAGGCTTACCATGCCCGCTAAATCGAAGGCGCAACAGAGACTCATGGGCGCAGCCGAACACGGCGCCAATTTCCCGATGGCGAAGAAGCTGCGCGCCTCGATGACGCATGAGCAACTGCATGATTTTGCCGTCGGCAGCGAAAAGGGCAAGCCGCAGCACGTCAAAGGCGCGAAACCACTGTCGAAAGTCGGAAAGTCGTATTGACACCTGTCAAGACATTGACGCAATATAGAGCCGCTTCATGAGTCCAGTCGACACCGAAACACCCGCGGATGCACTCCCGGCGCATGCATCGGATGATTTGTGGACGGCCGATAGCGAACGCCAGCCAGACGCGCTCCAGACCTCCGACCCGGTCCCAGCCAATGAGCCACTAGAGGCAACCCCGGAATTGCCCCTTGAGACGGCGCCAACCGCCGATCGGGACGAATCCGGCAAATTCAAGCCGCGCTCAGGCAAGCCGCGCAATGATCCACAAGCACGTGTCCAGCAGGCGACCGCGAAAGAGGCCGCCGCTAAGGAAGACGCGCGACTCGCTCGCGAAGAGGCGGCCTCACTCAAAACACGCTTGGAAGCCCTTGAACGGGCGCAGCGACCGGCTGAACGGGCTGATCCAGCATCCCAGCAGCCACAGCCGCAGAACGGCCGGTTCCCCGGCTGGGATGCGTGGTCGCAGACGAATCCTGGCAAGGATTACGACGATTACACCGATGCTCGAGCCGATTACCGCTATGCGGTGCTGGAACAACAGCGGCAGTATCGTCAAATCGTTGACACCTATCATCAGAATTTGAAAGAAGCACGCGCGTCCGATCCGGTCTTGCAACAGGCGCTTGAAGCGAATGATCCACCTGTCTCGCCGGTCATGGAACGCGTGCTGTTGACCTCTCCGAAGTCCGTCGACATTGTGCGATACCTCAGCACGCATCCTGAGGATTGCGCCCAGCTTGCG